AGAGTCTTCAATAGTTAAGATCGTACCTGTACTTGAAGGTGCTGGGGAAGGAAAAGATCCTTTAGGACAGATACTCCTTGGAGCAGTAATAGTAGGTGTCGTAATAGCTTCCGGAGGAGCTGCAGCAGTAGGAGTTCAGGGGTTTCTATCAAATATGGCGATGGGTGTAGGTTACTCCCTTATTGCGGGTGGTATCACAGCCTTGATGCAAGAAGACCAAGATGAGATAGCTGATAACAGCTCTACTATGTTTAGTGGTCCAGTGAATGTCACAAAACAGGGTGCACCCGTTCCTGTAGGGTATGGAAGAATGAGGATTGGTAGCGTGGTAGTTTCCGCAGCTATAGATATAGATCAAGGCATACTAGCCCCCTTAAAGTACATAGAAGTAAATGGTAGCCCAGAGCTAGTTGTAGTAGGAACCTTACACGTTAAGCCTGCTGAATAATCTTAATAATAGAGAGTAAATAATGTCTAAACTAATAATTGGTAGAGGTGGTGGTAAAAGTGGGGGAAGTGGTACTGAAGCCCCAAATACTCTAAAATCTCAATCCTTCGCTAATGTACTAGACTTACTTTGCGAAGGCGAGATTGAGGGGTTTTATCATGGAAATGAGAGGGGCGAGGAAGATATATACTTAGATGGTGTCCCACTAAAGGAATCAGACGGTTCATACAACTTTACTGATTTTTCTTATGATTTACTAGAAGGCACACAACATCAGAATGGATTAAAGAACTTCCCAATCCAATCAGGTACATCCTATGATGTCATAGTAAAGAAGGATAGACCTACCACCCAGACTGTTTTCAATACTAAAGTACTTGATGCTATTAAAGTGGTGGTAAGTGTAGACTCCTTGGTAGAGAGTAATAAAGATACTGGGGATATTTACGGCCATTTCGTAAACTATCGAATTTCTTTAAGAACACAGTATTCAGGCTGGGTTACTCGGGTTGAAGATAGTATTGTTGGCAAGACACTGTCTAAGTACAATAAAGCTGTGACTATTGATATACCTGAGGAGTACCAAGGTAAACATATTTATGTGCGTCTTGAGAGACTTAGTGCAGATGATATAGACGATGAAGAAAGCGATATAAAACAAAAAAGTACCTTTAGGTTAAGACAAATCTTCGCTATAACGTACGATAAGCTAACTTATCCTAACTCAGCGATTTTTGCACTAAATATAAACTCCGAGTACTTTGCAAATGTACCAGCTAGATCATACGACCTAAAGCTACTAAAAATAAAAGTACCTTCATCAAACTTCTATAGTCCAGAATCACGTACGTACCATAAGCCTAATGGGCAGTTGTGGGATGGGTCGTTTGACGTGGCTTGGTCTGATAACCCAGCATGGTGTTTCTATGACCTATTAACAAACTCCAGATATGGATTAGGTAAGTACATAAGCCCTGACATGATAGATGTGTGGGAGCTATTTAGAATAGCTCAGTACTGTGATGAGTTAGTCCCTGATGGGTTTGGTACATGGGAGCCTCGATATACTTGTAACATGCTTATAACCTCTAGAAAGGAAGCTCTTAGTGTAGTCAAAGATATGACTAAGATATTCCGGGGTATGGCGTATTGGTCAGGTAATGTATTATCCTTTACGTATGACCACCCTGAATCACCTGAGATGCTGTTCACAAATGCTAATGTGGTTGACGGTAGTTTCTCTTACAGTGGTAGTCAGTTATCCGCAAGAAAAAGTGTAGCATTAGTTACTTGGAATGACCCATCTGAGGGATATAGTAGGGTAGTAGAGTATGTAGAAGATCATGACGCGTTACTGAAGTACGGATATAAAGAAATCTCCCTAAACGCTATAGGTTGTACTTCCCGAGCACAGGCTAGAAGACTAGGCAAATGGGTGCTGTACTCCGAAAACCACGAAGGCAATCTTTTGGGGTTTAGTGCAGGGAACATTGGAGCCTCTTTACGTCCTGGATCAATAATTCAAATAGCCGATAGTACCAAAGTATCTAGTAGGTTGGGAGGTAGAGTAGTTTCCTCGACTTTCAATACTGTTGAACTAGACTCGGAGATATCCGTCCCTGTAGGTAGTTTCATACTAGTTGAGATAAAAAAATTAGTAGTGGAAACTCTACCGGATGATACTACATTAAGTCCTTCTAAAGTAGAGCGCCATATTAATGCGATCGAAGAAAAAGAGGTACTTAAAGTAGACGGGAATGTAGTAACTGTGGCTCCGGTGTTTGATGACGTATACCCAGCACCTAACAGTTTATGGGTAGCTCGCATACCTGCACTGGTAGAGCCTGCTACATTCAAAGTACTATCTATAGTAGAGAATACAGATTCTGGTGTCTACGATGTAAGTGCTATAAAGCACTCGGCAGAGAAGTATGACTATGTAGAAAGAGACATACCATTCGAAGAGAAGAAAACATCTAATCTGTCTCTCAGTCCAAAGTCTATTACAGACTTTACGAAAATGCTCATAGAAGAGTCCTTATACGTAGTGGCTGGTACAGTATATAATAAAGTACAGTTTGACTGGCCAGACGTAGAAGGCGCAGTAAGTTATTCTGTACACTACAAGATCGGTAATAATAACTGGACCCTACTAGATAGAGAATGCCCAACTTCTTATATAGAACTACTTAACGCACCTACGGGGTCGTACACCTTCAAGGTGTCTACTAGAAATTCATTCAACCGTTCGTCCCCTGCTGTAGAGTCTGCGGTAGTTAAAGTGTTGGGTAAGACTGCCCCCCCTGCAAACGTTAAAAACTTTAAATATGCAATGAGCAAAACCGGCGTAGTACTATCCTGGGACCCAGTAACTGATCTGGACCTACATGGGTACGAATTAAGGTACGGAACTGGTTGGGAAAACTCTGTAGCAATCGACTTACTTACAGCTAATAGAGCAGTAATTACTATTGAAGAGTACAATGTGGATAAGGATTTCCTCATTAGATCCATAGATACAAGTGGCAATCTTAGTAAAGTCGCTAGTAGAGTTCATGTAATTCTCCCCTCTGTACCTAGAGTACTTGGATTTTCGTGTGTGCAAGCACTTGGTAGACTAGACTTTGCTTGGCGACCCTCTCCGGACCCGTACCTTACAGGATACGAAATAAGAGAAGGAGACTTATGGGAGCAATCTACACTAGTATCTGTAGTAAACTCTACTACCTACTCCGTACCTTACGGTGGGAGAGGAACTAGAAAATTCCTTATTAAGGCGCTTAACTCCTTAGGGTCTAAGTCAGACAAGGCATCCTTCACTACTACTGAAATTGCTCAACCTAAGGATATGAATGCAATATATTCACAGAATGAACTCACTGGGCTTAGAAGTTTTGAGAGTACGCCGGAAACACCTGCAGGTCAATGGGCTGGCGTTAAGATAGACTTAGTAGTAGACTCCGGAAAGTTAGTATCAGAATTTGGTAAACTAAGTGGAGAATACTTAACTGAAGTTACCTTGCCTGACGTGTACACTGCACAAAATACAGTTGTCTCAAAAAAGAATGTAGTTAAGCAGGATTTGGAAACGTGGAATACGGCTACCTTTAGTTGGTACAGTACAGAGAGTTTGAGACCCTGGCTAATAGAATTCGTAGACAGTATTGGCGATGTTAGGATGGAGATAGCCTATAGTACTCCGAAGCCTGCTTCCGAAGTACAGTCTTGGAGATTCCACGATACAACTACTAGCATTAATGGTCTTGCTCCTGAACCACCTCCAGTGGCTGTGTTTCCGGGGGAGACTGCCCCAGTTAACGCTAATACGTTTGCTGGCCTCCCAGCTAGAGGTAGATTCTCTTCTGGCCTTCTCAGAACTGGAGTGGATCCCTTAGAGTACACCAACGTCGATATTCCTAAAGAGTTCTCTATGATATTCTGGGTACGTCCTACTGCCAGTGTTGAGTCTTTTGAGGTAATTAGACTAGAAGGGTTAGCAGGCTCGTTCTTACAATTAACTTATGACTACACACAACAAAAATTTATACTAACTCCCTTGCTTTCTGGGGTCAGCAACCCTGCAGAGCATATTCTAGAGGTATCTTACGAGATAGTACCCGACGCTCTACTTGCTGTGGGTATTTCTCAAAGCAGTTCAGTAAGAAGATTATTTATTGCTAATATGCAGGCTAACGACTCTGTTATGTCTGCAAAATCCATACCACCACCAACCAATTCTGGTTACAACTTATTAAAGGTATCATAATAAATGGAAAATTTAAACTTAAAAATGCATGGCGCTTTCACCATGACACTTACGAAAGAGAATGGCGAAGTAGAAACTACACATAAGGACAACCTTATTGTCAATGGTGGCTTTGATATGATCGCTGATGCGATATTTGATGCAACAAGACCTGCTGCCGCCAATTACATTGCACTTGGCACTAATGACTTAGCCGTTGCTGCTACCCAAACTGGCATCCAAACTCCACTAGGCGCTAGAAGAGTGGCTACCTACAGTCACACTAATGGAACAAAAGTACTAACTCTTGCTTATACGTTCCTACCAGGTGAAAGTACTGGTGCTATTAAAGAAGCTGCTATATATAACCATCTTACCGCAGGAAAGATGTTAGATAGAGTTGTGTTCCCTGTCGTTAACAAAGGTGCAAATGACACTCTAACCACTACTTTTACTCTAACTATGAGCTAATAGAGGTACAACATGGCTGTTACAATA